AGCACCGGGGGTAGTGCTTAAAGACATAGACTTGGATTTACGCCCGTTGGCCACGGTCGCTCCACGACGTATTACCCGCGTTGATTCCGTCTGATAAATGGAAATCGGCGTCTCTGCTACAAGTTGGGTGAATGTTCGCATAAACGAGAGAAAATAAAAGAGATACAAATTACATACGATATTGCGGTCGAACACCGAATACATCGTGAAAATATTCTTGCGTGTAGTATGAGGGACACGCTCACCGAGCTCCTTTTCAATATCTACCTCACGCGCGACACCCGGGTTTGGTTGAACCGCTAGGGCGGCAGCATTCGCCGCAATCTTAGCATCCTTTTCTTCATCAAAGAATATTTCCGCCATGAACGGGGTATTTTCCAACATAACCTTTAAATCGCGAACATGATGGTCGGCATGACGCAAAACCTCCTTGATGACACGGTCGTTGTAGAACGTCTTGAGAGATGTATAATGCGATGAAATAATACCTTTGATATCCTTCATATGTGTTGGAGAGAATCCCCAGTGCTTTGGAATATTTGTATCATCGAAATCCACGCCATAATTTATGACACTAGGAATAACATCGATTAGACGCGTTAATGTATTCTTCATGAATTGGATGCTTTTTGCTCTTGTTTCATCTGTGGCCGACATCAGAACCGTGCTACTCTTATTAATTTCAAAATCAAGTATCGTATCTATGATACGCTCAATCTCTCGGAACTTGGATTTGGGTTGTTTCGCGTTTTGTTGGATAAACCCTACAACCTCCGCGCGCATCTCTCGGTTCTTCGTCTGTAGATAGTTTTTCAGGTCGCGCATTTCTTCCGTGTCTTCTTGAACGTATTTCGCCCCCGACTGAAGTATTGCAAGTATCATTTGGCGTAATTCTCTCGGAATGATACAGCGGTCTAGTTCGCTTCGACGCTCATCACGACGTTCTTCGCCGTGTTCGAGCTCGCCTTCGTGATTATCACGGTCATCCAAGTCAAAAACCGCATCCTGGAACCTTTGAAATTGCCGTGTTTGCCAAAGGGGTCGTTCCATTGCTAATGTTTTATAACTCGCATCCACCATCTTATGTCCATTCACCGCCTTTAATAACCGTTCCAGACTCTTTTCATCGAAAATATTCGAATCACGTTTCAGTTTGCGTATTTTATCGTCGAGAATATCTGTGGAACTCCAATCTTGTGGTTTCGGTGGGCATATCTCTCGAAGTGTTGGATGTAAATACATAGCGATAGCAGCGGCTACTGGATTATCAGTTCCACCGCTCGCGCCTTCTACACTCGATGACGACAATGACCCATATTGTTGATTCATCCGACAATAATGAATAAACGCGCGATATATGGTTTGTTCATTGAAAGCGGCCGGAATATTCGGATATTGAAACCGCGTATTTCGATTATCAATAATTGTAATCGCTCGCGTCATCACCGCCATCTCTCGCATCGTCTTTGTTAAGAAACCAATAATTCGATTATGATGATGGATATTCTGCTCACGTTCCATAAAATAGTCGATGACGCGCTTGGACCGACGGTCAGTCGGTTCATTACAGCAAGCATTTTCGAGAAAGGGCTCATTCGCCATATTCAGCAGTAACGGGCTGCTATTCTTCACAATATGGTGTATCATTTGTTGGATAGACAAACTGAAATATTGACACTTGCTTTCAAGAACACACAATTTGACATGCTGGCCATGATACCCCCGCTTCATATCGGTGATGAGTTGGTCTGCGAAATCCGCAGCGACATTCTGAGGCGTCGGCATATTGTCGAGAGATTTCATAGGGGGCATAAAATTACCCCATCGTAGGATAGACAATTCTTCTGGAATTGCGGATTCCGCGCCGGTGCCGGCTCTAGCGTCTCGCAAATAATCCCGCTTCATTTGTAATCTTTCCTTGATGGCTGGTTTTGTAAGGATTGTTGCGTCCATTAACGTCTTCATCTTTGCGAGAATATCACCCTCCTTCTTGAATGATTTCAATGTATTCCACGGCTCAATACTTGTCTTGATTTTATACGCAATACATGCGATATACATCATACCTGAAACATCGGCATCGCCATCGATAGGATAACCGGAAAACGACCGAACGCATCCCGCATGAGTTTTACGCGTCTTCGGTGAAGGTATCACACATTGGATTGATATACCTAGGTAGCAGAGCGTTAAAAGAAGAAGCGTCTGGAAGAATATCTCCTTATACGGTGGAAGGTGCTTGCCTTTCTCTCGGAAGAACTTTTCGGATTTATCACGATACTTGTCTTCGGACGGAACAGCCACTTCTAGAAGTGTCAGTGTATTCTGAATAATAAATTCACGTTCGCTATGTAAATCAATTCCCATATAACCAGTCATTGTGGTAACAATATTGTTGATAATGCGCGCATTTGGACTGTCATACTTTTCGACGATATTCATGCCAGTAAGTCCGCCACCACCTGCGGCGGCTCCCGCCACTCCCGCTGCCGGTGCCGCAGGTTTTGCGACCTTTAATACCCCTTCCCCCAAGTCGGCTTCAATAATATCTCTCGTGATTAGGCGAAATCCTGAGTCATCAAACCCTTCTTCGGCGATATGTTCTATTTTTTTGATAAGTGCGCCACTATATTTATCAACCCACGCTTCACCATCATCACTTATTGTTCCACGCTCTTTACATATTGTGTCGATAACAACTGACAATGATGAAGCCGCCAACGCCGACGATGACGACGATGATGACGATGATTGAAGAAATGCTACCGCGATAGTCTCATAAAACGATGGCAACAACTTAGCATTAGATTTAATACAATATAACCAGTTCGGGTCTTCATCCATGATTTCATTCGCCTTGCGTGTGAAACTAGTGATAAACAGCATAAGGTCATGCTGACGTTTCACAAAATCGGTTTGCGCTATAATCTTGTCTTTAAGTGGCTCCATAGGTGAAATAATTGCATCTAATTCGTCATCTTCTTCAACGCCGCCGCTAGTTGAACCTGTCTTCGCAGTATGAAATCCAAGCTTGTATTTACGGTCATTATATTTATAAAACTCCTTATTTTGTATTTCTAGGATTCGCGCGATATTTTTAAGGTCATATTCGAATTTTTTATTCACGAATTCCATGAAGTTCTCTCGGGTCACTTGATACTTTGAATCGAATTCACCCTTCATCTTGTCAAGAAATGCTTTCTTCACTGCGTCGGTTCCTTCCTTTGTGGTGATATGCGCCATGGACATGCCACCGCTGTCGCCGCCGTCGTCGCCTCCAATTGCGCTACGTTGCGATAATAAAGTTTCGGTTGCTTCCATCGCCAACGGAATACAGTCTCGATTTACATTACAGAAATAATTACGGTCACTGCTTGGAATAATCGCAGGAATACTTGTATCACGAACCCATTTTCCATTCTCACGTTTAAAATACAAGAATTTGGTTTCAGTTGAACCTATGTCTTCTTCATCTGGAAACATCTGGCGCGGTGTTACAGCCATATTCGGTTCAACGTATTCTTCTTCTTCTACAACTGCATAGTCGCCATCATTTACTGGACGCATTCCGGGTCCGACCATAATCGCATCGGCTTCCTTCTTCGCATCTTCATATGTCATTTTCTTATTCTTAATGAGTTCATCTACGATAAGCATGGTGAAATCGGCGGAACTCATCGAACTCTGTTGATCACGATACGACTCAATAAACGCATAATCGGTTGTATCATATTTCTTATCAAAGAAAATCGTTTGTTCGCTATCATTGTCTTCTTGGAGGGCTTCTTCATTCGGGTAATTCTTCGCAAGAACAAGACCAAACCGTTTAGGGCCGACCGTTCCATCTCCTTCTCCTCCCGCCGCCGCCGCCGCCGCCGCGCCTCCCCCGGGAGCACCTCCACGCATCGCACCCAAATCTCGCAATTGTTGGCTTTGCTCACCTAGCACCAAATTAAAGTCGAATGGTGTGATGAGTTCAGTTGTAGTAATTGCGACAGCATCCATATACAACTTCGCATAATCAACAGCCAACATCCGAGAAAGAAGCTCTGATGACGAGAGAAGGTTCTCGTTGTATTCGGTCTGTTCAGATATTCCAGCCGCATACGCACGGCCACGCATTTGCTGACGCCGACGTTCATCAAATGCCTCTTGAGGCTGACCCGTCGCCGAACGCACCTGTGTATCCTGAAACCCATACGCCTTAAATACATCCGAATCCATCATTCTCCCCGTTACGATTAGTTTATATATCATCGACACGCCCATATACCGCACATTATAATGAAACGCGCGCAACCGCCCAAACTTACGGAAATTCGTAGCATAATTCCGTTTATATTCAAGCACACGTTCATAAAGGAATGTCACGATTTCATCATATTGTTTCACATTAAGGTCTTCTTGATAGACAAGAAATGGCTCTATGAATGCGAGAACGTCCTGTAATGTAAGACGACCATGAATATACTGCCTCATCATTTCAAAAATATTACGGGTTTTTGGTATTATAACTTCAAGGAACTTCCGATATTTGTCACGCGTCGAGGATGCGGCGGCGGCTTCTGGCTCGAGGACAAACTGCTTTATTTCGTTAAGAAGGCTGTGCGCATTTAAAACTAAGGGGCGGTCGAGGTCATTAATATCATGCGTTGTAAGTGTAGTCATCTGGCGCAACATTTCCCAGTAATGAACATGTTTGGTATTGAGGTCGCATTTATCAAGAATGTTAATACTAGGAAGTGATATACGTGAATGATAAATAACCGGCTCGGGAAACGTCATAAAACCGACGACATTCATTCGGTCGTTTGGAGTGAGATTCGCAAACTCGGTTGTTCTTTTAAGGACAGCACCACCACCATCGCTGCCAGATGACGACGACCGAGCTTGCTGAACCTTCGACATTCCAAGATTATATTTCTGAATAACGAATCTACAACGTTTCACTTTTTCGCCCTGAACAACTGATGAATAAAAATCATCCAAATTGTCGATAACCGCGGTAATATTCTCATAAACTTGTCGGGTGCTTATTACATCCTGCATGTAACGGGGCTCATAACTCGGGGAAAAATGACGTGACGAGAGATTTGTCATATACTGCGCATACGTTAATGAACCGTCATGCCATTGACGTTGAAGTTGATTCTCAGCCTCTCGTTCTTCTTGAATAAGACGAGGCACGATATCCATTTCCGCAGCGGTTCGTTCATCGATTGGAATATCGTAAATGACTTTCCGTGATTTTACAATCGGAATAATCCATCGTAGCGCATGGTCCATCCGCATTAAAGTATCCACCAGCGGGCGATAAAGTGCGCTTTTCGGAGGCGGGATTGCGGGGTTGCCGTTGGCATCAAACTGAGAGAATTTATGGCGTAATTCGCGAAATCGGACCACCATGCGTTGTATCTGTGCCATAACCGTGCGTGTTTTTTCAGTAGAAGGCACATTCGTCATGAGCGTATCCAGTAAATCATCACACTGTTTATCTAAATTGAAACGGCGGTTCTCTTCTGGAATGTCCACAGTCTGGACAAGAACATCTAATTCTTCTCCAACCTGAATTTGGTCGGCATCGATTAAGATTGTGCGTAATTTCTCTCGAAGTGCGGCGGTTGGAACTGGAATCTCACCACCCGAAGCGGCGGCCGCACCGGAGGAGCTCATGCGCACATCTGAGAGAACAGTATGCTCTGATGCGCCGATTGGTTGCTCTGTTGCGTCTTCACCTCCTTGCGCGCTTCGCTCAATCTGACGCTGTCGTCGGCGTTCTTCTATCGGTGTTAATGTTTCTCTTGATATCGCATCCATACCCATCGTTAAGAATCCAGCTTCTGCTCCAGATTCTGCTCCAGATTCGGCACCTACTCGCTTCTCAGTGCCAAATGAGGATGGTGGCGCGCGTATCTTGATTTCTTCAATCGGTAAATTTTCGGGAATACCCATATAACCAAAATTAATGTATATCATTTCATCTTCAGGGTAGGTGCGTATCTCAATCATATCTTCTTCCACGTTTGTAATCATACCCGTAATAATGGTTGGAATATCTCCCCCAAAACGGATATCCACCCATGTAGATACGACTAAATTATTTTGTCTAGCATATCCCTTCTCGTCGGCACGACTTAAAAGTTCGATGGATGTTATACTTTCATCTGCGAGTTTCCCCGCCGCATCAATTTTTAATATGACCTCGTCGAGAGATTCTGTATCGACAAGTTTGATTTTACGAGAAGATACATAATTAACGAAAAATATCTGGTCATGGATTTCTTGATGTGTTGGGGCAATTACTCTTATAATATCACCGAGCTCAATAGATAATGATACTACTTCGTATTCAGGCGCGCCTTCACCTTCACCCTCGCCTTCACCCTCAGCAGCTATTGTTGGTTCAACCTCTTCTGGATCCATGTTACTATTTTATCTAGTTATTATATATTTACACCTTTTTCGAAATGATTTACAATAATCGATATAAAGATTAATTATATGATTATATACATTATCGTAATGTTTTCTATATCTTCCGCTGAATTTCCAGACCTTACCGAGTTCGTGAGTAAGATAAAGTTGAGCTCGCATGAAAAAGCCGAGTTTGATGGAATCCGTTCATGGTGTGCGGATAGAGGATTTCTTCTTCATTTTTCTAAAACTGGGTCGTCGTCATCGTCGTCATCGTCGTCGTCCGGCGCATTTTATACATTGAAATATGACCGCGCTAAACTCAACGCTCAAGAATATGATACGGTAGGACGGTTGCGTTCGGTTGTTTTTGATACATCTGGACGTATTTGCTGTGTTGCGCCATCCAAGATGCTCACACTTACAGATGATATGAAGCAGTTTGAGGTGAATTCGGTGAATGGTACGTTGGTAGCAGAGGAGTTGGTAGAAGGTATCATGGTGAATCTGTTCTGGAATGCGGAAGATGGAAAGTGGTTTATTGCCACGAAGAGTTGTGTTGGTGAGGTTTCATTCGACCATATTCTCCAAGCAGAGGCGGAAGCTCAGGCGGCATCGACGCCAACAGCTATTGAAGCCGGAGAGGATTCAACCAAAGGATTTCAACGATTGGGTGTTCAAGAGCTTTTGCGTCGTCGCATTTGCGACGTTCTTAGCTTGCTGCCTGGTGGATTGGAGACGCTTCCTAAGCAATACTGCTATTCACTTGTTGTTCAACATCCAAAGAATCAAATCGTGAATGTGATTAGTGTTCCGAAGTTGTTTCTAGTTGCGGTATATGAAATTACCGCGAAGGACAGTGACGCCGACGGAGTGAATATAATCCGTATTAACCGCGATATCTTTTATTCAAACTTCGGCGGTAATGTTTCACATACGCCTTCAACGCTGACATGCGTTCTTGATGATAGAGAGACAGAGGCGGCTACCGCGAGCACCCCTAACACAGTAGAGGATTACATTAGATTGTATGCGTCGGCCGACACTCGAAGTGTTTCTCTACCCGGAGTTGTTTTCGTAGATAAAGACACTGGTTTCTGCTATAAACAGCGCAACCCCAAATATGAGAGCGTGAAGAAGCGTAAGGGGATGGAACAGAAATTGATGGCACAGTATCTTCAGTTGCGTAAGGACCATGCGATTGACGAGTATTTGAAGTATCATCCACAACATTCACGCGCATTTCGCCAGTTTCGCGACCGTCTTCACGATTACACCCAACGACTCTATGATGCGTATATTGAACACTATGTGAAGAAGGACGCAAAGCCTTTGAAGGAGTATGACCGCGAGTTGAAGACACATATGTATAAGCTTCATTATGATATGTATTTGGCGACAATGAAGCCGGCTGGTTTGTTTGTGACGAAGCACACGGTGATTAACTATGTAAATCAGTTGGCAGCGGCGCAACAGTTGGCGTGCTTGAATGCTACACCTGGTTCCGGTTCGACTGTTGGTACTGGCTCTACATACACAGACGCTACCGCAGGTGGTGGTGATGGTTCAGAGATGGCAAGAAAGCCGTTTCAGAAGAGACAAATTGAGAGATCAAAGCCTAGTGAAGGAAACGATACATCTGGCGGATTTCGTAGCGCACGACTTTCGAAAGGAGGACGCATGGTTCCTACATTATCAGTTCAGATTCCGAATGTAGATGATTCGGCTCAAGTAAAAGGCGCAAAGACTAGCGGAACTGTGAAAGTGCATAATCAGTTCGCAGGATTGGATGTTGATTAATAATCGACTATCGGGACGCAACCGCCACCATCACCACCAGCGCAACATATAGCACCGTGTCGTAGGGGGGGGGCGCCCTCAGAATAAAATTGAATTATTTTGATAATAATATTTTACTATTATCAAACAACCACGACCACTAACACGATAATGACGTATTGCCCTCCTGCGCCACCATCGACACCTTACCCCGAAGACCCAACATTGTTTTTCGGATGGTATTCCGAAGCACAACAACAAATGCGTCTATCGTATCCAACCGAACATAAATATAATGGAAAAATCATCATGAGCCCGCCGTATTGTTACTGGATTCAAGGCGACAAAAAGGTTCTCGTCACTGAAGTCACACATACAAGCATCCCGACGCCGCGACAGGTGAAAAATGGCGATATTTCTCTAGGACAATTAGACAAATATTTCGGAAGAACGTATTCAAGGTTGTAATTATAGAGTATTATCGGACTAGCTAAGGATAGGGCCTAACCGGACTAGATAATGATAGGTTTTCATCCGGAATAAATGATAGGCGTTGGCCAACCGGACTAAATGAGTTGTGTTTATCCGGAGTAAATGATAGGCGTTGGCCAACCGGACTAAATGAGTTGTGTTTATCCGGACTATCGAATAGAGGTTTAGCAGTACTAGCTAATAGATTATTTGGACTATACAATGAACGTGGATTAACTAATGAAGAAGGATTTGATGGTTTGCTTGACGTGCGGTTGTCAATTGAATATTGTGGATTCCTTAAAGTATTCGGTGACGTAAAAATTGGACCCATAATCCCCCTAAGCGCATCATCACGGTCAATCGGTTTAAAATAAACTGCCGTCTTCAAAGAAGATTCCAATAAAGGAGATTTCGTAGATGGCGAGAATGTCGGAGTCGTATTTGGGGCTAACGTCCTAACACGTTCTTTCGCTTCTTGTTGTCTTTTCTCTTCGTCTAACTTTGAAATTACTTTATCATAAGCTAATTTTATTTTATCATAATTTTTAACCGGGTCGTCTAGCTCCTCTAGTCCCCTTTTCAAATTATTAATATCTTCTTTGAGTCCTTTATCAATCGGTATATCCGCAAATGTTCTGTAATACCTTTCACCATATTTAACAACACTACCGTCAGATGGATGAGGATTATAGCCTAATACATAATTGTCATACGTGGTTATTAACGGTATTGCGTTGTTAATAATGAATTCTCTCATACGTTGTGTATTACTACGAACCACCGCACGCAGCATCCCTCCTCGTTTCACTCGATAACTAACACGCCTACGACTACAACTACGCGCACGACTGCGTCGTTTGATTTTATTATTGCGTTTAGAAAGCGACGTCGCATGTTTTTTCTTCATAATAACTAATATCTGGATAGATTATTTATTATGCTACAGTCTTCGTCTAAAACCGGATAGTTCCTCCGACCATACCACCAACACTAGGAGGACCGCCTGACCATCCGCCACCGACTTGGCCTTGGACATAGACGCTACGATTTTCGTTGCCGAAAGTAACACGACCAGTGCCACTATAGCCTTCATTGTTGGCGTTGATAGAACCAGAGAACCCCGCAGGCGAACTGCGCGGATTTGGATTGGTGAATTGTAGAGATTGCATAATGAGCGTAAGCGATGGGTCAAAGAGTTTTATGATACTAAATGAGATAATATTTTTATATATCTTTGCCTTATCTTATTACTTTCGGGAGGTGCGACGACGGCGACGTTTGACCTTACACGCCCTTGTTTTTATCTTTCGTCTAGTAGCATAGTTATTTTTCTTGGTTCTTCGTTTTCCACCAGATGGTGTTCTTACTAAATAATCTGCGTATGCCTCTGTGTATTCCTTCCTCAATTCTTCAATGTTTGCATCAATCAGTTCGATTGCCTTGATATCGCCCAAACCCCTAAACCAATCAACATTGGGTTTTACGGCAGCAGCAGCAGCAGCATCAGCATTAATGATATCCGGTAATTTATTAGGATCTACGACATAAACTGATGTATCTGACAATGAACTTGTAATATTACCTATGGGTATTATTTCGGTTCGTTCCATCGAACCATTACTCTCTAGTGAAAAAACGAGAACATTGCCGGTTTGAGTATTGACAAACATAACTTTTTTTAAATACCGGTTATCTAAACGAATATCATCCCTTATTTTATCTGAACCAACAACATTAATTATAACAACAATCTTGCCACTACTTATTCTTTTACAAAGAATCTGTTTTTCAACAATGTTTGCTGTTGGTCTACCAGTAGCATATGCTTTGTCACCTATCGACATATCATCCGCCGTGTCGGTTTCTGTTAAAAGACCCGCTATAATCCACGCGGATTCCCCATTTCCTTGAGCGAGAATATTTAAAAAATGAACAAATTCATAATAATCATATCTGAACGCAGTTGTAGTTGAGTTTCTTGATAAGATAGGTGGAATAGTGGTACCTATATATCTTGGTATTCTTGAAATATAATCTGCATCAGGCCTACTACTAACTCTGGTGTGTGTTAAAAGAGAACCACCAAGCCCACCATCTGATGGATGGACCCTGTTTGGAAACATTTTTCTAAAAATCTTTCTAACACTACCAGACATATTTTCTCTATATATAACACAAATATTTAATTATTTTCTCCATCGCTTCATTACCACTGTTGGCGCGGAGCGAAGCGACGCCAGCGCCGTAGGGGGCTCACCACACACACACACTAAAACAATTTTGGTTCCGCATGCTGAAACGGCCTCGCAGCCTTCTCAACCACAAGCGGTTCCGGCATAAACATCGCCATCCTATCAAAGAATTTAACTTCTGGCAATTGCTTCAATTGGGGGACAACCTGTGCCTGTGGTTCTACAAGGTTCGTAGAGTTAATTCCGAATAACGCGGATTCAATATCCACAGAATTACGGGAGAAATGCTCACGGGACATCTTCGTCGGAAGGATGCCGACACTTTCATATGCAAGTGCCGGTTCATATGCCTTTCCAGCGTAGCCATTTTCAAACGCGACGTAATTGCGTGCGATGTTCTGAGAATTTTGCTCGATTTTAAAATCGGTGCGCGTATTCTTGTTTCGAGTAGATGCCATTCGTATGTATGTATATATGTATGTATGTATGCGTTTTCGTTATAATGTAATGTTATTATTATTATTCTATATAATATTACATTGTGAATACTTCTTCGCCTAAAACATCGTCCGAAAACATTCGATAATTTCATCCCGTAGTGCTGCCGGTATATCTTCCTTGTGCTTGGCATGGCGCATACAAGCATGGAATAAGTCGAACAACTGAAATGAAAACATCATACAGAAAATCATCTCGCTATTATCGCCACCACCGATGCTGCCACTGCCGTCGGCTTGAGTTCGTCTATGGTTGCGATGTGGCGATGCCGATAAAGGGGGGGTCGTAGTATCTTCGCTATCATCTTCTTCAATTATCGTAGATGCCCCCCCTGAATGAAACAGCGGATGTGCTTCTAAAATCTCTCGAATACCGGAATTCTCTCGAAATCGTTCATATAAATCATCAATAACTGCGCCAACTATTTCTGGATGATATTCATCGGTCGTTATCCCAAATGCCTGAAGAAACTGGATTCGAAATAATGTGTCTTGATCATCGACGTCTTCTATCATTTTGTATGTGGGAACAAGGTCATAATGATAGCCAGATAGGTCAATTTCAGTAATGGGTTGTGTATTTATACATTCATTGGACATGGCAAATCGCGAAATTAATATATAAAAATAGGTTATATCTTTATATATTATCATCATAATCCATAATTACCTGCTACCACTAAAAAGATACTCTTGGTCGCGGACCAACTCACGTGACGGCACACCACCACGAATCCATCCATTCACTGCCGCGCCTTCCACATAATTCGCCGGATTATTAATCGTCGCCTTAAACTCCTCCTGAAGAGGATAGTCGCCATGCGAAGCGTTAAGTTGTTCTGAGAGTTGTGTAATGCTCTTCTTATTCGTATTCATATCACCTTGAAGCATCTTCGATTCAAAATCGACATTCACCGCTCCACGTCCTAAATATGGAACAGTCTTAAATGGGCGTTCCAAAAGGCTCAGCTTACACTTGGCGTGGGTATTCAAGCTTCCAATCGACAACTCAGAATTCGTATCAATATTACAGCCACCAAATCCACCGTGACCGCCCTTGTAAAACACATTCGGTTGGCTTGTCGCGAATTGAATCGGACGCTCCATCTGACAATCCGTTGAGAAAAAGTTGCTTAATGCGTAATTCGCGGCATTCAAATTCTGGACGTTGCGTTGTGAGAGGTCGCCTGTATCACATCCGATACGCGACATATTGTCAAAGGTATAACTATTCACATATGCCATTTCGATGGATTGTATATTCTTTTCTTGTATTCTATGTATATAAATAAATATTTATGCGTGTAGCGTCTAAATTTTATTTTTATTGTCCCACTACCGCCCCTAATCTCGAATTAATACGCCCACATGCGAATTCATCGCCCTCCTTACATGACTTCATTTCCCCATAACAGAATTTCGCAAATGCGTCTTGGTCGTTAGGAATGCGCGTATTTGCGACCGGATGGAATTGTCGCATTGATGACTCAAATACTATATTATCACCTAAAGTTCCGAATAATTTCCCATACGTTTCTTCCGGCGTATGGTTGGGTTGTTCTGCTGGCACATTCGACCCGTTAAATATGACATTACTCGCGTTTGTATCAAAACTTCCCGTGACAAATCGTTTCGCCGATTCATTAATATCTTCCTCTACTGCGGGATTAAATGACGGCGCGGCATTACGGCGTTGTGGGTCATCGTTGATTTCTGGAAGAAGAGGGTTCATGAGCGGGTTCTGTGGATGAGGTGCCGTAAATTCATCGCGCATGATATCATACATTTCGGGTTTGTCGATATTATTTGCGAACCCCTCTTTTGTTTTCAGCACTTTTTTGGCTTTGTCTGTCTCTAGACCTGCTTTGCCTTTATGGACGAAATTATATATCATAACAATAATTCCTAAAGTAATCACACCCAAAATAAACAATGAGAACGACGATGTAATAAGGTAGCCTAAAATTGTCGCGAGGATTACAAATCGGGTGATTGCGTTCAGTTTTGCGGGGGGCTCCATCATCTTTTGCGGCCATATCTCACGAATATAATCCTTGTTCATAAGAACTGCTGGGTCTTCCACCCAAAATACTTGGTCTTTACTCATTATGTTTATGTGTTTGTTTGTATGTTTATATGTTTGTGTGATTTGATAATATATAAGATAACTATAATACTTATATATTGTCTAGATTGTTTGTTGTCGTTTGTTGTCGTTTGTTCATCCGCAGCTTCCGCATTCGCGTCCGCTGCTACTGAACAAACCCTAAACTATTTTGGTGCGTTATTTAATCACATTTCTGTTTGTCTGCGGATGCTGCGGATGCTGCGGATGCTGCGGATGCCCCTTGCGCCTGCGCTGGTACTCGTGGCGTCTTCGCCGGTTTTTCACCCGATGTGAATACCGCCGTGCTCTCACCTGACACAACGGATGCCTGTGATGGTCTAGACGCCGCCTGCTTTTCTTGAACCTTCTTCAGTAAGCGCTCACG